ATCTGTATGCCCTGCACTTTTTACTACATGTGCAAAAAATGGAGCTATATCTGTGGTGGGCCTTGGCTCACTCCATACGCCATTTTCAAAAACAGGTAAAACACGCGTGGCAATAAGATTAAATTTGTTTTCAGCAGATCCGGCTAAGTTATTGGTACCACGTATTCTCACTGCGAGGGTTGTCATGCCATCATACTTTGTTGCACTTTCAAGCTCGGCTTTTAATGCTGTCCAATAAACATCATCATATATACGGGTATCATCATTTGCGGCTGTGCTGCGTTTAACCCTGATTTCAGGGCGTATTTTTTCAGGCAGGCTTATTGGTATGGTTTTGCCTAGTTGGTTGTTCGTTTTATCTGAAAATAAAATAGCCGGTGCTTGTGTCCATTCAAGTGCGCCCTCGGCTCTATACTCAACAATAATGTTTACTGAGCGAGTTAAAAAGTCACCTTCATCATCAAGTTCGCCCAAACCTTGTGGCATAGAAAAATCAAGCCATAACTGATCTGTTACTTCACCTTCTGGTACCGCAAAGAATGGGCCGTTAAACTCACCGTCACCACCACCATCTTCGGTGAATACTTTTGCGTTAGTATCATATTGGCTGACGAAACCTGTCCACGCTGCATCGGGTTTGTATTGTCCATCTAACTTTTGAACTTTATTACCTTGCACATTTGAGTCTATTATTTCGTAATAGCCTACGTTCTGCGCATCAACTCCCTCTACTTTTATTATTTCACCAAGCGCAAAGGGCAAAGGTGCTTTATATTTAAAGCGACCCAATTCGGGCTCATACTCTTCTAGAAATGCGATTATTTCTTTGCCCGCAAAAGTATACGTATAGCCACTACTCCACACGCCGCCCGTACTTTTAACCTTTCCTTTCAGCTCTATACCTGTGCTGCCTGACGTTGAACCTACCTCACTTGAAGTAAAAACATTCCGATGGCCTTCATGACCACTTACATCTTCACCGGGGCCGAATATTTCATAAAACACATCACCTGTGTAACTTTTAACTGGTGTATTGGCGATAAACACCTCTTCAGGCAATATTTCATACTCACCACTACCTACGCTTAACATTAAATAAAGCCATTGTTCGTTATCAATATACTCACGGCGCGGCATGGTTAAGTAATCGGGGTAAATTAAATGGCGACCAGCTGCTTCTGGAATAATACCCATCAAACGAGGTTTGTTACCTTGAGTGTTTACATCATAAATGCTACTGCCATCTGGCGTGGTTGAATTGTAGTTATCGGGTATTTGGTTAGCGGTGTAAATAGCGACACCCACAGCCACAATCGCAATAATGGCATAGGCGATTACCTCAGCTCCTTTAGCTTCAACAATTAGTTTTACATCATCACTAGCTTGTAAGCGATATTTTTTCCACTGTGATGGCTGTAAAATAGAGTTATTAATAATGGCACTGAATAATGGTGTTTCTGACTCGAAATAATCAGGCACTTCTTTTGTTAGCCATTCATGTAACGTTACACCCTGATAAGTTGTGCACGCTTCAAACAAATTTTCGTCTAATTTATTCGGATACACCTTAATTTTAACCGGCATATTCATAAAACTTCACCTCAAAAAATAATCGTTCAAAAGCTGCTATTCGTGCGAATGATGCACCATGTTTTTTTGTTGAGTGAAATATTGCTATTTGACCATCAATATCAACACACACGCCCATATGCACTAAATTGCCATCTACAAAACCACATGCCACAGCCCCTTCTTTAGGTTTGCACTGAGTGAACTGATCAACCAAAACAGAGTACGCGCCTGTAAACTCTGATGTATGCTCTGAACGAACATGCCCAAACGATGTAAATAGTGGTAATTTATAAACGTGGTGTAGTACAAATCGTGTTATTCCCCAGCAGTCGAGGCCAGACATATCTCTGCCGCCCTCAACATAAGGCACAGTAAAGTAATCATTTATATGGTTCATAATTAACTGAAGTATTTAAGCCCTGGGGCAATAGATGGAGTGTAACGGTTTTTAGGCCAGGCTTTATTTACTAAATCATTAAATGACGCCACTACATTTAAACTTAGCGCAGTAGCCTGAACATCAACCGCTTTCATTTCAACTGCAGGCTCTGCAGGTTCAGTTAAATTGCTCGCTGTATATACACGATAAATAACTTTAATTGGAATACCCGCATCAATCGCTTGTTTTACTTTGGTTAGTGCTTCACCAGTGACATTATCAATTTGAAATTGTAAGTCTTGGCGCCCTTTTACCCCGCGGGCTGGGAGCGAAACCCCCATCCCGCTGGCTAAAAAGGTGACCATTTCGCCCCCTTCAATCCCTGCCGTCACATCATCAAACCCGTCGCAAATTCTTAATGTCCATAAAGAATCAGCTTGTAGTTCTAATGTGTGTATCGGTAAATCATCGACTGGGGCGCTGGCGTATATGCGTTGAAGTACTTGGCTCATATTTAAACCAGTGCATAATATTTATATTTGCCCGCGAAAGTTACAACATCACCGGCTGAAAAATCATAGTCTTCAATCAAATTAAAATACGCTTTATTGTAAGTTGTTGAAAAAGCATTATGAATTGAAGTAGATAGCTTGTGTGAACGCCCTAGACCTGCAAATGTATTTAACGACATATCAATATAATTTTGACCTTTCCATATTGATATTTTATCACAGTAACCTGAAATGCTGTTTGTCAACTCTCCTGCATTTTCTACACGCATGTTATCGCTCGTGTGATAAAAAATATTATCTTTAAAATAATCTGGAATTACAGCCTGTATACCGTAATAGCGTTCTACATTTACATCTTCTGTAAATTCAATACTGCAGCTAACGTCAATTTCTTTTAGACTAAACATTAAGTGGTATTTTTCGTTTAATACATTGCGCCCTGAACCATCTTCTTTCTTAGTGTTAGTAGCTTGTACAGCGTTTTCAAAAAATACATCTATCGTGTCGCAGTAACCTGTAAACTTACTTCGAATAAGACCATCAATTTTAAAAGAAGCAGCAGAGGAAGTCGCCGTTGGTGTATTCGTGACACTTTGGTTGTAATTATTATTATACCCATGTGAGCCGCCTGTGAAGTCATTAGAAAACGCGCTATCACCATCTATATTGTTCTTTGCTTTTATGCGCCACGGACCAAGTGTATCTGTGCCAAGCCCAATAATTTCATCGCCTGCATTGAAGTCTCTTGAAATGCTGGTTGAAGTATTAGCTATTAAGCTTATCTTTTGCAGATTAAAAACGTAATTAGGGTAAAACTTTTGCCAAACTAATTTCAAGTCATGTGTTTGACTGTACTTTTGAATTACAGTTAACTTTTCATCAATTAAGTTAACAAAATAATTCTTTTTCTTTTGTGCGAGAGTCGCAATATCTGAGAATGATGAAACATCACTATCTTCAAAAAAGTCATTACCATTTGTTGTAATGTTTATGATATCTCTTACTTCATCAATTGATGGTTCTTGTCCAGCCCCGAATGTTTTCGTTAGATTAATGACTAGCATTTCTTTAATTTGTGATACATAGCCAGAGCGTGGATCCAAAGTTCTTAATCTGACAGTCGCATCGGATGTACTTTCAAAAATTAAATCTAATCGTTCAAATTTGTTTGACCCAGTATGATTAACTTTTACTATTTGCTGAGCTGACACACCATTATATATATCTAAATAAGCATCAGGATTTGAATTCTTAAACTGTACAGACACATAGTATTTATCACCCTCATTCACAGCTACACTTTGAAATACTTGACCATATGGGCTCGTGGTTTGAAATGTTAGTACATTATTTTCTATACTTGTAACTGTTGCATTTACAGCAGCAATATTAGTTGCATCGTCATAGTTTTGATTCATAGCAATATTCTTTAACTCTGCAATTTTTAATAACGCCGATGTCGATGGGTATGTTTTTTTGAAAACCGCGACCCCAGCTTCATTTTTATATAAATCTAAAAAACTATTTTGATCTTCACTTACAACGCTAAAATACTGACCAGATACTGTTCCAGATATACCTGATTGCACAGTTGCATATTTAACCGCATCAATATCAGCCGCGGCGTCTAACACCAATTGAACTTGAGCGTTCACAGTATCAAGTGCCTTTTTCTGTACGCTCGGTTTTTCTTCGCCGTTTATTGTCACCGTTGCGTTTTCGTCACCTTGTAGCAATTGGTTTAATTGCTCAATAGATGTTTTTAAATCTTCAGTTAACTCTAAAAATTCACTCATTGTTGTTTTCCAAATAGTTGTTCATTGAATTGGTAATTGAATCTACGTACTCGTCATAAGTAGAAGGTTTGAGTAACTGCTCAACCATCCCGTCCTCACTCACCACTTGTCGTTTTTTAATCTCGATATTGGCGCTGTAGTTCCAAAATCCGCCGTTGTAGGTGCAGGACTCAAGCGGGCTTTGTTTAAACCGTACTTCGTGTTCGATTACGCCCTCTGGGGTGCGAACTGGCATTAAAAACCAGTTAACAGCATCGTTAACGCCGTGGGTTACAAAGCCTTCGAGTATTTGTGCTTGGTGTTTATTGAGTTTCCAGGTTGCGCCCATGGTGGTGGGTACTGACTGAAAACGCTTTCGCTGGCGAGCGCGGCCGCTTGCCATGTCAGTGCGTAATAAATTAGA